ACCAGGGACCAACGGATTATGAGCGGATCAAACGCGAATTACCGAACTGTCAGCAAAGTGCATATTATATCACATCTTTATATAATGCAAGTACTTTTATTGTGTATGCGTGTTTTTTAATGTATTGAGTATTTTTTCTCGCCACCCCTTTTACTGACAGTTTTACTGACACTTTTACTGACAGTTTGGGCCGAATTTTTCACTCGATAGCTTAGTTAGTTTCTCCTTATAGTAGTCGATAAGGTCTTGAAGTTCCGCACACGAAAGGTCCTTCCCGCCCCCTGTCGCGATACTGTAGTAGTGGTCGAGCCCCTTTAGGCCATAGCGCCCAATCATCTCTATCGTGTACAGGATCAAGGCCCCATGCTGATACTTGTTGCACCGAATACACTGTCCATTGATATTCCATTCGGAGAAGCGTACCGCAGGGTATGTCCCGGCGGGGAAGAAATGCCCGGCGGTCGAGTCTTTGAAAGGAAGCCTTTCACCACAAGTCACGCACTTCACCCACCATTGGCCATCCTCAAAGTACGCATCCCGAATGCGGATATACTTATGGAGGATTATTCTTAATTTCCGCTTGAGCGCCGCTTTAGTCTCGGGCTTCTTTTTTGTTGCAGTTCTAGGCTCAGCCATGTGCGCTTATTACCTTTGACCTATCCGAGACCTTCCTTTTAATCATGTCCATTAGGCTATCTGGATTGATATGAATGAACTGCCTCTCATACTCCTTCTTATGTGCTTCGATTCTCTCCCTATTCCCGAAATCGCTTAAGGCGAACCCGCACTCGAAACAGGCTGTTGCAGTTCCGAGAGGGATAATCGCGTCACATACCGGGCAGTGAGAAGCTTTCGGCTTTTCTGCGACGACTAGTGCTTTCCGGTCAGGCTTTACATGCTCCCGCCACCGTTGGCTTGGACCTAAGAAGGTTGCGGGCATAAGGGTATACTGCATTTCTTCACCCTCTCTAGCCTTAGCGTAATTTCTGGCAGAAGCCATCATGTCAGCAGTCGAGCATCCATTTTTCACGTTGATCATATATTGCTCATATGCTTTGACTTTCCCCTCTCTCCGGGGATACGCAGCCCAAAACTCTTCAAAGTCTTTAGGGTATTCTTTCTCACCTCCCCGCTTCACAGAAGCGATAATTCGCTCTTGCGGTTTCTGTCTCCTCATCGGCATTGCGGCCAGGGAATTCCCGATTCGCTTATTTGACTCCTCGCACCAAAAACTTTCGCCATCCTCCTGGAAAAGGTCTGCCTCCACCGCCGAGGCGATGAAGGCTTTAACCTTATCCGGGGTTGAAAAACACTGATGTGCTATCCCTTTGAGCTGGGAGTAGGAAAGGCGATGGTCAGGTGCATCCCCTAGCAATTCAAAAAGGAGCCACATGAAGCCGTAATACTCAGGGCCGCCATCGAGAAGCAGCCCCTGGAATTCAAGCGAGGTTCGATCATTGAGGTAATGCGCTATGAATATGCCGCTTCCCATCGTTTCATCCTCCTTACGGTCAGCTCACCTTCAGGTATTCATTCGGAACCAGGGCGGCACCGGGAATTTCGCCGCCGCCTGAGAGGACTTCGAATATCCTTCCCTTGTCAGGACTCAAGACTTCCTTTCTTACGATGTAATCGCCGGGAATGATCGCTTCATTGGAGATAAGGACTGAGGGCTTTGAATTGACCCGCATGAGCTTGAAGATTCCCGCCTGGCAGACTTTCGTCTCGGTCATCTGCATATTCCGGCGAAGGTACTCCTTAAGCCATTCGACTTTCTTCTCCTTCGCTTTTCTCGCCTTGTAAAGCCGTTCCTCCTCCTGCTTAAAGGTCGTTACTTCCCCTTCCGTCATCTTTACGATCTTCATAACGCCCTCGGCCTTATCCTCGAAGCGGGTTTTCACTTCCTCCAAAAGCTGCACCATCGCCTCGGCGTCGTCAGCGGTTTCAATGTCCATATCGAGAACGGCCTGGAAGTCGTTTGTGATTTCATAGAGCTTCGCCATTGTTTTCCTCCTTCAGGTCTACCTTGCATGATTCAAAGAATTCCGTGACGTCCTCAGGAGTCAGTACGACCCGGCTTCCTATCTTGTGATGCGGGAGTTCTCCTCTCCGCTTGATTCTATTGATCGTCGATACCGATACTCCGGCTTTCTTAGCGAGTTCCTTAATGCTTATGAGCTTCGTTTCCATACGATGTCTTGGTGTCCTCCTTAATTAGAAGAAAAAAGCGCTCCCCAGAAGGAAAGCGCCCCGCATGTCCTCGCTTTCTTAAAATGGAATGTCGTCATCGAAGTCATCCGAAAGCGGTTTCTGGCTGGCAGGGTTAGGCGTCACTCCAAAGCCGCTCTGCGCCCTCGCTTCCCGAGAGCCAAATACCGCTGCGACCTGAGCTTCCACCGCGCTCCGATAGCCGGGTGGTACCGAATCAGCCCCGTGAGCATCGCCATCTTCCTGCTTTTTCGAATCCAGAAGGCTCACATCAGCAACATCGAGCTTAATGCGGGTTTTCTTCTGCCCATCGGTCCCTATCCACGATTCCTGCTTCAGTGTGCCATGGAAGCCGACTTTACAGCCCTTCTTCAAATACATGGAGAGCTTAGGCCCCCGGTCTCCCCAAAGCTGGCAATCCATGAAAAGTGCAGGATCTTCCTTATTCCAGGACGGATTCGAGGCAACCGTGAACTGCGTAACCGCCTTCCCAGTGGGTGTCGTTTTCACCTCCGCGTCCCTCGTGAGCCGTCCGATACCGATGAAAAGGCTCATATCTGCCATTATGCCACCTCTTGTGTAGCTTCTTCGACTACAGATGTATTCCCTGGTATAGCATTAAGGATTTTCATGTAGAGCCTGGAAAACCACTCAGGCGCATGATCCTTGCGAATCTCGGCTTCCGCGAAGTCTTTAATGTTCTTCTCAAGCACATCGCTGTACTTCTCAAGGGTCGCTTTAATCTCGATCACTTCAGGCATCGCCTCAAGCTTCTTCTGCAACATGATCTTTTCATCGACCCCGGTATTGAGCCAGGCTACAAGCTCTTTGCCGAACTCCACGCCGGGCTTCGTCAACAGCTTGTCCTGGAACATCCCTGTGCGGTCCTTAATGACGTTGGCGATATGCTCGGTCGAAAGCTCAAGGAGCATATCGAACTCGTACTCGATGCCCTTCCCTTGTTCAGGGGCCAGGCCGACACGTACGGGCCGGGATTTTCCGCGGTCATCCTGGGTAGTCTGCCACTCGGTTTTGCTGCGCATCGTGGCCATGATGTGGCAGGGGCAGGAGAGAATCGCGTTCACCAAGGCTCGCTGTTTCGGCGTTCCTTCCGACCAGGCCGACCAGGTATTCCCCCGGTACTTGGCGTTTGCAAGCTTCTCAACCTCCTCTAAAAGGTCCTGCCATGCGTGGGTAAGGGAATCGATGATGAGAACGGAGTACCCGGCTTCGCCTGCTTCCTGGATGAACTGCACGTACTCTTCTATCGATTTCTTCTCCAAATCCACGACATCGAACTCAAACTTATCGGCGTACTTCGATGCCGAGCCTCGCTCCGAGTCGATGACGGCTACCTTCCCGCCAATGCCTTTGGCGATCGAAAGCGCCGAGTAGGTCTTTCCTGCCCCGGAGGGACCGAAAAGCGCACAGCGAAGCTTTGACTTGGACTTTACCGCTTTTTGAAAACCCATCTATGCCTCCTTATGCTTATGCCGCAACATCGAGCTTGCGGTATCGTTTTGCGAGTGCCGAATCATCCATCGTGATCCATTCACGTACCGTTTCCGGCCGCCATGCTCTGCGACCGTTCAAGATTCCGTCCTCCTTTCCCCCATTGGGCTGTTTCCAGGCATCCCGAGGCCTGGCGATCGAGTTATACTTGACCCCTTTCAGGCGGCAAGCTTCCGGCAGATAGATCCACGCATCCGGCCATTCATTGGCCTTTACTCCTTCATTTTTCTTCATAAGGAATTACCTTCAAGTTTCCATTCTCAAGATAAAGCGCCACTTCTACACCTTCCTCCTTTTCAATTGCTCTCATGAAGACTTCTGGTACCCTAAGGGTATATTTTGGCTTTCCGTTCACGCGCGAGCACACGATTTTTGCGTCCATCAGCCACATGCTATTCACGTATGTATCTCCTCGACACACGTTTGTATAGTAAACATGAAGCAATGACAAGTGATTTTTAACAAATCTCAATCTTGGGTAAAGAGTCAAGCGCAAATCTATATCATTTATTTAACAGTATTATACTTATGCAACGTGATACATTATTATTCTTTCGTGTTACTAAAAGAATCTTTTAGCTACTAATAGTGTATTTTGTAACACGTTTGTATTGACATAAAGCTACATCTGTATGTATTGTATTTCTGCATCATTAAATGTATCTAAGGGGTATATAATGGTAAAAGATGAAGAGCTAAACCCATACCTAAAGAACCTCGAAGTAGCACTTGAGCGTATCGGTAGAACGAAGAAATGGCTTTCTCTAGAGTGTGGCTTATCTCCCGCAGCAGTCGGAAACATGTTCTTGAGAAATCAATACCCTTCAGTTAACACAGCGGCGACCATTTCGACCGTCTTAGGATACCCTATCGAACAAATGCTGAAAGGTGATGTGAAACACTACCAGCCCGCTGGAAAGTCAAAACGAGAGCTAATGACTAATAAAATCGTCGGGATGTGCCAGGAACTTGATGAGAATGAGCTTGAAACTCTGCAAAGTATTATGAGGAATATAATAGACTTTAAGCATTCAGCTTGAACTGATTATCAAAAACTATACTTATGTCATTTTTAAAATCTTGCGACCTGCATTTTAGTTCCCAGAGTACTATTACGTACTACTATGTATATATTTTTACTTATTAAGTTTTATTCTTTCCTAGTGCTTTATAGTAGTATTGGGTATAATATCTTCGTGTTTTAGTATCATTTGTTGGCATAGGAGGATGACAGCAAGTAAAATGCCAGATAAGTTATGCAAAGAAAAGCGAAGCTGGAATATGAGTCAAATTCGCTCAAAGAACACCAAGCCAGAGTTATTGGTCAGGTCTCTTTTGCATAAAGCTGGATATAGATTTCGTATTCATGTTAAGGATCTAGCAGGAAAACCAGATATTGTTTTGCCTAAGTATAATAAAGCAATTTTTGTAAATGGTTGCTTTTGGCATAGACATGAAGGATGTAAAGATGCATCTATTCCAAAGACAAACATTGACTATTGGGAAGCAAAGATACAGAAGAATATTTCAAGAGATCGTAGTAATGCTTTACTACTTACTAATTTAGGTTGGGATGTTGTAATAATTTGGGAATGCGAGCTTAATAGGCCTGATGACCAAATCTTATCTTTTTTGATAAATAGGATATTTCCATCATGAGTAATGATATTTCTATATTTTCATTTTTTTCAGGTTCAGGATTTTTAGATCTTGGCTTTGAAAAAGCAGATTTTAAAATTTGTTTTGTAAATGAATTAAAATCATCATTTCTTGATGCTTATAAGTACTCAAGAAAAGTATTAGGAATACATCCACCAAAGTATGGATATTCAGGAGAAAGCGTAGAGAATTATCTATCTGGGGAAGATGCCATTTATCTTAAATCTTGCATGCTAAAAGAGAAAGAGGATCATAATATCGTAGGATTCATAGGCGGACCGCCTTGCCCAGATTTTTCGGTTGGAGGTAAAAATCGCGGACGACATGGTGATAATGGTAAACTCTCTGGTATTTATATCGACTTAATATGTAATAATCATCCTGACTTTTTTGTTTTCGAGAATGTTAAAGGTCTATGGAGGACTAAGCGGCATCGAGAATTTTTTGAAGAATTGAAGGCGCGCTTGTCGGATCATGGATATATTATGTCAGAAAAGCTAGTTAATTCAATTGAATATGGAGTTCCCCAAGACCGCGATAGAATAATATTATTTGGTGTGCAAAAATCATCTCTTCAGCAAGGTTCGCCTATTGAAAGCTTTAATTGGAACTTAAAGAAGAGATATAATAAAGAGGATGTTTTTAACCTTCCTTGGCCTAATAGCAATCCTCTTAATCAGAATATTAAATTATCTTCTTCTCTTCCCAAAGAACTTACTGTAGACTACTGGTTCAAAAAAAACGATGTAGAAAATCATCCAAATTCAAAAGACCAATTTAAGCCGCGAGCTGGTCTAGAAAAATTTTTACGGATAGAAGAAGGCGACGATTCAAAAAAATCATTTAAGAGGCTTCATAGGAATCGCTATTCTCCAACTGTATGTTATGGTAACAATGAAGTACATCTACACCCAACCTTGCCCAGGAGGATAAGTGTTGCTGAAGCTCTTGCTTTACAAAGCCTTCCTTCAAATTTTGAACTACCATCGAGTATGACACTCTCAGATAAATTTAAAACTGTTGGGAATGGAGTCCCCTTTTTGTTAGCAAAAGGTCTCGCAGAAACAATTAAATATTTTATTGAAAAAAGCATGGAGGTATAAGATGACTAGAGTTACAGCAGCAAATATTGCTTATTGGATTTCACAGCTTGATAAAAATACGATTTATAACTATATAAATCAAAATAATCGTGGTAGTATAAAAATCATTAGAGTTGATCTTCCAGAAGGCCCAATAATTATCCGGCGTTGGAATTCATCAAAACAAATGACATTTAGTGATGTTCATGATGAGACAATTTCATCAAATATGTTATGGAGAGTTGCTAATGCTATCCAAGATGATGTACCAATTAACATGGATAGAATTCTAGGTGCAAGCTATAATACCAGATCAGTATTAGAAAGCTTATTAGCATATACCCCGCTATTTCATATTACTCACCCCGGCAGGATAGAGATAATCAATTCTTCGTCAGAAATAAAGCAAGGCCACAAACATATCATATTTCTTCCCGAGAACCCTCACATTCAAGGCCAATTGAGCACTATTGAAACTGGCAAAGTAATATCAGAAATTCCTTCTCAACAAGCAATTTATGAATCTTTAGTCGTCCCTGATGACTTTGGATCGCATAAAGAAACCTTAAACATAGAACAATCAAGAAGACATGCTCAGATCCAAATTGCGCTAGTATTAATTGGGATGCAGCTTGGATATAGAACATGGATTGCACAAAATGATAGAGGGATAGAATATAACCATAAAAAAATTAGTGAGTTAGAATGTGTTGTTCCCTCATTAAGTCGCGAAAACCTACTTTTAGGTTTTCAAGATGCAGCTAAAGCAGCCCAACTCATAGATTGTATATGGTTTAAAAATGGAAGACTAATGCCCGCAGTAATGGAGGTTGAATATACAACAGGTATCACAAGTGGATTAACACGAATGAAAAATTTTCAAGATAAATTACCACCTTTCCCCACTAGATATGTTATTGTCGCTCCTGACGAAGATAGAGATAAGTTTATTCGTGAAGCCTCTAAAAGCCAATTTCTTGAACTAAAGAGTAGTTTCTTTGCCTTTTCTGCAGTTGAAGAATTATACTCACTTTGCCAAAGAAGGAAAATTTCGGGAGTAACAGAAAGCTTTCTTGATTGCTTTATGGAAAAAATTGCTTAATGATATATTAGAATACTATTTATCATTAAGATACTTATCAACAATATTACTCCTATACTCTAAGAATTGTTGAATATGTGTATCTGTACCCACACAATCACCCCAATGAAAATTGTCAATACTCCATTTGCTATCAGTATTCTGAGGTACCTTTATATATTGAGGGAGAATATTACATGACTTTGAATATAATTCTTCAGCTTTTCTAAATAGCAAATTTCGTAGGTTTAAGTTGAAATCTGTCGGCTTAAGCAAGCTATTAGGAATATATATTGTATTAGCAGGACTTGTAAAAAGTCCATAAATTGGTTTTGAATATTGCTCTCCATTACAAAACTCTAATTCAGCTTCCATTCGATTATTAGATTTTTTGTGATCAATAAGATGTGCTAATGAATAATTTTTAGGCCCAAACTTGCCAAAAGGCTTCCCTCTAAAGATAAAAGACCAAATATGTTTAGGAAAATCATTTCCATCGATTTTTATAGCATCTTTAATATCATTAACATCGAGACTAATATGGTTTGTATACGATGAAATCTCTTTGCTCCCTGCATACCGACGAATTCCAGGGAAACAGCACGGAGATTTATCCCAAAGATATAATGCCGGATCAACATTTCTAAGCATCAAGATATTTGACCATTCAGAAAAATGTTTACTATTATCTTCCACAATCAGTTTTACAATATCTGGAGATATAAAACGAATATACTTCGTTGCGACCTGCGCCAATTGGTAAATTTCTTCATCACTCGGCAATTCCCATTCAGGCCATGTTTCTCTTTTTAATGTTTTTCTGTTCTTAACGTTCAACACCGAAATACCTATTGTACTGTTTTTATCATCTTTATTTTCTCGAAAATCTATGTACTGAATGACTGCGTGTCTAAAAGTAGCCGTGCCTGATCTGATATCACCTTGTATGGGAATGTTATGTTTTTGAGGTCTTGAATTTCTTTCATCATCTATGGAATAGCTCAATTTATACAGTAATCCTGAACAATGATCTTTATTAAAATGCTCATCTAGATCACCTTCAAATTTCTCAATTCGAGAACAATTAGCTTTTCGAGAGTCGCTTGTATGTTTACTATATCTTTTTAGGAGCCATTGATAAAAATCAACTTCTTGCATATTAACCTCGATGTCTCGATAAGCCTTTATTACTTTAACATGCCTGGGTCAAACTCGCTAGTAAAAGTGTTTTATGGTGTATCAATTCCTATATTATTAGCGTAATCTAATATAGATATTACCCTATCTATCGCATGGGATAGTGTAAATGCAACATGTGCTTTCCCTTTATACTCTTTGATATACGCCTTCGTATGCTCTAAATGCCCAGTGAAACCCACAGTTTTGCAGAGTACTGAGCTAGTCAGCTCTGCTACAACTTCGCTGAAGGCGTAATCTTCGCTTTTTCCTGGTACCTCGTTATCAATAGCATGCCCTAGCTCATGGAACCATGTTGTCACATCATCGGTCCCTAATAATATTTCCTTAGAATCCGGCTTGAAGAATCCATAGGCATCTACGGTTAGCCCAGGGCATACCTTCACCCCCAAGTGGTCAGCAACCGCCTTCAATGGCAGCTTATCGATCTCGAATCTCTTCCCTTCAAGCCCTTCATATGGCAATGCCTCTCCTTCCGTCTGGTCAGATGCGAACACCGGGCAGCACCGAAAGCCCACAAGCTTTGATTCCGCCTCTTCACTTTCCTCCTCAGGCGGATTCTTTGCCATGACAGGAACGAGGATAAACGCCGACCTCGCACCCTTCTTCACCCTCCGGCCCACCTTGTTCCACTGATCAAACCCCCGGCAATCAAGGTTCATGGTCCTGGAAAGTACTGCCATCTTATTGAGAGACGACCATTTCATCGCCGGAACCTCAATGTTCATCGATTTATAAAACATGTTCTTCTCTACAAATTGAGCTAAGCCGTCGCCTTCGATGTACTTCACTACACTATCCAGGGTGAGCCTGGCATTTTCAGTGAGTCCCATAGTATGTCTCCTTGAAGTTTTCTGATGTCAGAAGATAGAAAAGCCCGGTATGCCGCATGACATATCGGGCTTATGCATCCCCTTGTAAGGAAAGAAGCTATTTGTTGACGATAGACATTATCAGCGTTAGTCTTATAAGGCCCGCTGATTCCTGAGGCGATTCCCCAGGCTCGAAGGAGTGAAAGGCTATCGACGTTGCTCCTGTCGGCGGGCACTTCATCATCAATACCCAAACATTCTTAGTCCGAGCGTCCCCAAAGAAACCCCGACTCCAACCGTAAGCCCCAGGTAGAGTCCCATCCAGAAACGGTTATCTTTGCTTGCCCAGGTTAATCTCTTGCCAAGCACCAAATTCCTCCTTATCGCAATTGAAAGATTCATCCGAAGCCTCACAAAGCGCCACGAACGGTCCGGGCATGCGAAATGCACAATCCTGACAGAGATTGAGCGTTTTACGTTTCACCCATTGAAACTCATGCCCAATCACCCTAAAAACACGCCTGTAGTTGCTCATCACCTCTCCTGTATAATACCGATGTATTGTTAGTACACTACATTTGTATTGTCAACAGGAAAAAGAGAGCTGGTACGTTATTTACAGGGAACCCACTGTATCTTAGGCGGCCTATACAGGTCATCGGCATCATCGAAGGGAGTGCCGAAGGGCTTCTCAGGATCGGTGGTATAGGTTGCTTGTTTCACTGCAAAGAGCTTCTTGGCTGTTACTTTGACGATCTTCATATTCGGCTCCCACTTCTTTGAAGCCTCACAGCCGAGCCATTTAGCAATCCCGGCATTTGGAGCAATTATCGGGTAAATGCCTGTCCCGCCACCCTTATAGTAGACTTCCACTTCGTACTTCATCATAGACCAGCGCCCTCCCTCTTTAGCTCAACATGCTCAGCAACGATCCTGACTGATGACCGTTCAAAGCCGGATGCATCGATTGATTTTGTTTCCCGCAATCTGCCAACGACTCGTATCCCTCTCCCCTCTTTAACGATAAAAGCGATTTGCTCTCCCAATCGCCCTCCGGCCTCAACCTCGAAAGTTGACTCTTCTTTCATGCCATCATGCTTATAGCGGCAGGATATAATCGAAAACTCGCAAAGCTTGCCATCGGGAGCCGTGACGGTCCTCGGCTTCAATGCACATTTGCCTTCCAGAAGTATGCTATTCAGGCAATTCACGCTTCTTCCTCCTCGTTTCGGTGTTCATTGAACTGGTGGACGATTATCACTCTTGATTCTTTCCCTATCTGGCTATTTGGATCTGTATTTGACTTTTTATTTATTGTCTTTTCTTCTTCTCTCTTCTTATCTCTAATCTCTTGAGCCTTCCTCAAGAATCCACTCCGAAATGCAATGACAGTACTCATGCCGCGGCCTCCTCAGTTTCAAGCTTTCTCATTTCGGCAACGTACTTTTCACATTCCTGGTACGTCCCCGATGCTTCGACATCCCCCTCCTCATTGAATACGTTGTAGGTGTCACCTTCCAGGTAGGCTTTCCAGGCCTGGAACTCTTGTTCGAGATAGCCTTTCAAGAGCTCTGCCCGATCCCTGTTGATCCTTTTCCAGCCCATGAGCTTCACGACGCTTTCAGGCTTTATGTAGATGAAGCCAAGCTTGCCGCAATCCCACTGACGATCGGGCCAGTTGCCATAGCCGCCCAAGGATACGGTGATGCCGGAGTGGTCATACATATAGATTTCCTTGAACAACCCCCACTTCATCGCCCAAAGAAGATCCTTTCGGTAATCCTCGATATAGCCTGTAAGCCTGTCAGGATTCGAAAAGTTCTCATCGCCCAGGCAGTACCGCCTATGGCCTGTCACGATAGTCGTTAGGTTGTCACATTCTCGCCTTCCTAGAGGGTCCTGATCCTGGATGATTCTGTAGGTTTTGATACCTTCATTGCCCATCACGGCATCCTTCATGAATGGAAACTGTAGTGCGGTGTGCAATGCTCGTCGAAGATTGCACCCATGACGAATGGGCTTCGCGCCTCGCCCCGCCAGAATACGAGCGTGTAGTTGTTTTCACCCCATCCATCCTTGCTGATTGTTACCTTCTCGGCATTGATCTGCTGCCCATACCGATGCGCTTTTAGGAGAACGGCATCGGGGATGTCCTTTAGTTCTTGCGAATCGACAATCATTATTACTCCCTTGTAGTCATTTTATATACTTCTGTATTCCTAATGATATAAAAACAGTACGCCCTTCAACTTCCAAAGGAAGCGGCGATCTTTCCATGCTCCACAAAGCTGTAGGAGCCGTACTTCCCGATGATGAGGTGATCCAGAATCGGGATTCCCATGACTTCCCCGGCATCCTTTAGCCGCTTCGTGATCTCGATATCTTCCATGGAAGGCTCCACCGAGCCTGATGGATGGTTATGAGCAATAATGAGCGCCACCGCATTGTCCTTGATTGCCGCCCGGTATACTTCCCTCGGATGAATCAGGGTCTTGTTCACCAGGCCTTTCGTCACCGTATGCGTCCTGATCGGCTTATGGGCTCCATCGAGGCTTATCACGATGAAATGCTCCTGGGTTCGCTTGGCGAATGTTGCCAGGAGCTTCACGACATCCTTAGGTTGCTTAACCTGAACCTCCAAGACGATCCTTGAGATTGCCCCGCCGTAGTTGCCCTTCTCGATCATCGAAAGGACTTCTGACTTCTCCGACTCGTTCAATTCTCCACCTCCCATACATCTAACGCTCTTTTGAGCGCCTTTAGCTTCAAAGCAGACCCAAGAAATTCTCTTGTACCTCCTGGCGTAACGCCATAGACCTGTTGCCCTTCGACCAGCATCATGAAGATGCCAAGGCCGAACCTGTAGTACATGCCGACTACCATTGGTGAGACCTCCTATATTCTTTCGAGCTGCATGATTTGCTTATTGAATCAATAGAGTATTTATTACTATTTTGCCAATCTATTTATTTTGCAATATATACATTTACAAGTGTAACATTTAGTAATATTCTAAAAATTTGGATATGGCTAAGGATCTTTGAATTTTACAGATTCAATTAAATATTATCAAAAACAGGAGATGATTATGAAGAAACTATTAATTGCTTTCACAATTATCTTAGCTTGTATGATTTTATTCGATTGTTCAATGCCAAGCGACGAAGATCTGGATTCTTTTCAACTTGATTATTCCGATTATGACCTAATTTTGAATTCATCGGCCTTAGCATATATAACCGATAACAATGCTATTAATTGGTATACCAACAATAATGCTATCATAAGAATTTCAGCAACAAATGACCCAAAAATTGTAAAAATTACAGGTATGACACTTGGTACAGCAACTTTAAGCTGCAATTACAAGTACAATAACGAAACTTACGAACGGACACGTACAATCCATGTAGTTAATCCTAACTATCCAACTACACCAATATTCGGTAATTATGACGCATGGACCTATGTAAATTCACCAGGCTGGATAAAAGTAGAAAATGCAAGATTTACAATTTCTAGTACATCATTAGTGATGGCAGGGACGACACTCTTTCCGAATTCAAACAATATCTACAAAGATCAAAAGCTTTTTGCGCTAAATGGACAAATTTGGATGACATACAAATTGAATAATACTTTACAGAAAACTTATCTTTTTGACTATTATTTTGAAGACAACACTCGATATGGAACAAAAGTACTTTGGATAAAAAATGATTCCACAAGTGACTATACAATATATTGGAAACCTTCAGCTGAAACCGCAGCATCTTCCTTAATAATTCCATACATTTTAGTAGGGAATACTCCTACGAATCCTTAGCAGATATTTTTAAAGTCAAAGCTATAAATGTTTTATTTAGGGGAGCATGATATGAAAAATAACCGCTCTTCGTTATCGCTTTTTATTTTTACCTTACTTTTGTTCGCTACTCTATTTGAGTTTTCTTGTTCCTTTTCACCAAAAATAGTTGACAATCCTATCATATCGCCTTCGCCTAACGCTGTCGGAGATTATGGCCCTATAGAAATTACAATATCATGCCCAACAGAGAATGCACAAATTAGGTACACAATCAATGGGAGCTATCCAAATAAAGATAGTGGTATTATCTATACAGGTCCATTTACAATAACGAAACTTAGTTCAATATCTGCTATCGCATTTACAAATGATGCAGTATCAAATGTGGTAACAAATTTGTACACTATCTGTAAAAAAATAAACCCACCAAATTTTAATATCCAAGAAGGTACTTATACCGGTTCACAAAGCATAGAGTTATCTAATGATGCTGGTGCCTTGGTTTCAATAAAATACACTCTTGATGGCACCACTCCCTCACATAAGCATGGCTTGACCTATAATGGTCCAATTAGTATTGAAAACACAACAACTATAAAAGCAATAGCACTATTTAACTACGGCCTACTTAACCCTCTTCCTAATGATGAAGGATATGGCGGAAATTCTGACCTAAGTAGCGCAAAATATACTGTAGAGAATAGCCTAAATTCACCAGAATTTAGCCTTGAATCAGGGGTGTACAATAACCAACAAACAGTATCGATAACATGTACCGATCCTGGGGTTACTATCAGGTATACAATCGATGGCTCTGATCCAACCACTACGGCTGGCATCGTTTACTCAAATCCAATTGCTATTACCTACTCTCATCCATTAAAAGCGATAGCATATATAGGTTCTAAAGCTTCTCAAATTAGTTGTACTGCTTATTGGATTACTGGATCTTCAGGAGGACTAATATTTTATGGTAAAAGTTCACCTACTGACGGTTGGCAATTTATGGAAGCACATTTGTATGAAGGTACAGAGAATCCTCCCTGGGGAACAACAGCAATCCTTATCGGAACAGAAAGCGGGATAGGTACAGGTAAAAATAATACAGATAAAATTTCCTCTTATTTTAATGGGATAAGTACAGCGGCTTCGTTATGCAAAGCTGCTAACGCATTTGGCTATGATGATTGGTTTTTACCATCAATCGATGAGTTGAGAGCATTTTTTATAAACGTTTGCGAATATGACGAAGAAGATAAATTCAAAGGAGCTTTTTGGAGCTCTACTGAATATGGTGAGACGCATGCTTACATACTTTTACCAGCTGAGCCAAAAGAAGGACCAAACTGGGTTACTTTTAAATCTTTGAGTACAGATTATAAAATACTACTTGCAAGAGAATACTGATTATTCTCTGTTTGGTTTTAGTTTAATTAAATCAGTATTTATATTAGGCTTGTCGCCTAATACTCTTAAGCAATTGGGGCTAACGCCGGATCACAATAATGTGTTCCGGCGCTATAGATCCTATAAGCGAAACAGAGCTATTTTAGCTTACAATTAGCATTCTGCAAGTATAAATGTTAAAAAAAGGGATTATGCTACAGCCCCGGAATTGAACCGGGCGACAACCCTATGCTGTAGCACGGACTACTCCCATTTGTATGATAGGCTAGCCCATTGAAGCTGTTTGTGGCCTAACGACTGGCCCATTCGACCCACTATGGCTCTTTGGTACTCCCCTCTTCGTATGGTGTCCCAGGCTAGAAGCATCCTGCATCCTCTAGGCATGGACTGACCCTACAATTCGCCTTCGCGCAAGGTGAATCGACGCTTAAGCGCCTGACCCATTCCGACTACATAGCGCCACAAAGTGGCTGCCCCGTCGGCTCAGATCGCCCACTACCCCTAGCAACCGCTCAGATGCTTCCAGCCTGTTCTACCATACAAAGCTCTCAACGCTCATCGCGCATATCAAGGACGCTAACCTATTGCGGGTATAAAGAGGCTTACCCTATTGCATAGTGACAACACTACAACAGTATCCCTATAGAGCAAGATCCATGCTTTTGATGCGAGACTACGGGCTTGCCGATGGCGCGCCAGTCTACGCGAAAGCATGAGCCATGCCAATTTTATGGGAATTGTAGCTATGCAAACCGAAGGCCTATGAATACATAGTGCTTTCTATATATCGATTACCCGTAAAATTGCCCTATTGAGTGAAAGAAAAAATCGAGACTAGGACACTTCCAGCGTCCCGGTGGGCAAAGCCCACTACGCCCTATAATTCAAGACTTTCTGAGCTTCCTTGTGCAGCGTGTTTTTTGCCGTTGCCGATGCTTTCAATACGTCGTCAAGCGTTGAGTGTTCCGTGATATGCCTATAGCAGGTCAAGAAAGGTCCTTTCACTATCTTTCCAGCTTTCCTGTCGAGTACATAGCTTTTCACGACGTTGAAGGCTTCTATATCACTTCCCGCGGATTTTATGAGATTCACGGCTTTCCTAGTGCTCGCTTTCCTGCTTCCATACCGTGCCACGCTTTGCGCTACCGCTTCCGGCTTCCCTGCCTGTATGCTTGCCATGAGAGCGGGAAGCATTGCTTTCATAGTATCCGCGACGATTGAAGAAATAAGTTTTTCCATTGCGATATTGTCCATATATATGCCCCTTGTGTTGATTTTTAGGGCAATTATATAGGCAATCGAGATATTCCCTTCCCTTGTGGTGGCGGGTCAAGCTTTCAAGGTTCGGCAAGCATGGCGCGGGCTTTCTATAAAGCCCCTCAATTGAACGCATTTCACTGCGCGGGAAAGATAGGACACTTCCCTTTCTACAGTCGCCCTTGCGTACTAGACTGCAAGACTATCCGCTACTTGTCACGGCTTTACGTGACGGCTTGTAAAAGAACGGTATCGAAAATACTTTGTATCGTTTTTCGATAGTCTTATCATCTAGGACATTCTCGATTATGTCAATATATTTTTTCGAATTTATCGATAATTTATTTTATCGTTTTTCGATTAGAATAAATAAGAATGGTATAAAGCATGCTATGCAATGAAATGGCATATAAGTATTGAAAATATTCTCATGTGAGTATTTAGGCTGAAAAATCAAGATACAAGCCCCCCAGGGGGGACATGGGGATTCGCGCGTGGAAGAATAACACCTGGAATTATCTACAATATAAAATAGTGTTGACTTATTATCGAAAAACGATATATTATACAAACTATTGGAGGAATCATGGCTAGTAGAACATCTACAGGAAAAGTATATGTTGGGATAAAAGTACCTGATAAGAATTACGAATTTCTCCAAGAGATTATAGATAAAGAAGGCGGCAGTATGGCTGGCTATATCAACGAAGCAATACAGAAATGGCTTCTAGATAAAGGCTTCGATGCAGAAATCGCCATTGACCATAGAACAGGGAAGTGGGTCAGGATTAAGGAACCAGATACTAATAAGGAAGATAAGGAAGATAAGGGAGACAAGTAGAGAATGTCAGCAACACCGGAAGCCAGTAAAGGCAATTTTGATGAACGTGCAGCAGCTTTCGTCGTTGAGATAACCGATCCAGATTCCCCTAACTTCGGTAATGCCTTAGGTTCAGCCGTATCTGCTATGGATGTCACTTATGAGACTGCTCACAAGCAATCCTACAAGCTAATGCGTCAGGATCGTATCAGGAATGAGATAGAACGCATCCTTGAAGAGCGTGGAATGGGGAAGGAACACAGGTCATCAGTCCTCATTGAGCTTATCACCCAGAAGATGACTAGAAAGACCGAACGTTACAATGCAGAAGGCGAACTGGTAGAAGTGGTTAAATCAGGACCAACCTTCTCGGATATTATAAAGGCCGTTGATTTACTTAACCGCATGGATGGCACCTACACCGATCAGAAGAAGGTTTCTGACCAAGAGCGTGATGTCCATCGCGCCCTCATTAAGGAAGTTATGAGAGAAGCAAGAGACCACGCCAGGGGAAAGAAAATTAAAGAAATAGATGACATTAACACCGAAATCAAATAAGCCAGATTAAATAAAATAGATTAATGCATACGTCTATCCGAGAAATTTCCCACAATTATTGCACAATCTTGCGAATTTTATGGTTATAGGTATCTGCAACAAAAATATCACCTGATGAATTAATGGCAATGCCACCTGGCCAATAAAATGAAGCTGTGTTGCGGGGGCCGTCATCAGAGCCTTGAGTCCCAGTACCTGCAATTGTAGATACAATCCCATCAGGTGTTATTTTTCTTATCTTATTATTGTACATATCTACAATATAAACATTACCGAAAATATCAATTTTTATCCCTAGGGGATTATAAAAGGACGCAGTAGCACTGGGACCGTCTATTGAACCCTGAGTTCCTGAACCGGCAAGAGTCGTTACAATACCCAATGAAGATATTTTGCGGATCTTCTGATTGCCTGTATCTGTCACATATAAAGTATTATTTACATCAATTGCTATCCCAAATGGTGAGTAGAATGTTGCTGCTGTGCCAGTCCCGTCTGTTGAGCCAGCAACCCCAGAACCTGCAAAAGTTGTCACTACTTTTTCAGGTGTGATCTTCCGAATACAATTATTGCTTGAGTCTGCTACAAAGATATTGCCTATGCTATCAACAGCAATACCCAAAGGATTATGGAAGGATGCGGATGCTCCAGTTCCATCAGTAAATCCTGCGCTCCCTGAACCAGCAATGGTGGTAACAATTCCTGTTGGAGTAATTTTTCGAATTTTATTAGTATGAGAATCAACAACATACAGATTCTTTGAGGTATCAATAGCAATACCTAATGGATATCCAAAAGAAGCTGCTAAGCCTGTGCCATCGACTGAATTAAAACTCCCAGAACCGGCTATTGTCGTTACAATTCCAGTGGACGAAATCTTTCTGATTCGTGAATTACCATTATCAACAACATATAAATCGCCAGTAGAATCTACAACAATGTCGGCAGGATAACTGAATGAGGCTGCAGAACCTGTACCATTTGCATATCCTGATGTCCCTGAGCCAGCAAATGTGTAGACTCCCGAAGGTGCAATTGTTGTGCTCGTGGTCGTAGTGCTCGTGGTCGTAGTGCTCGTGGTCGTAGTGCTCGTGGTAGTTGTTGCATCGGGACCAGGAATATTTTGGCAACTTGTAATTAACAACGCTGATAGAATAATGATGACAATTCTACTAAGCTTTTTCATATTTAAATCCTTTTACTACAATATCTAGTATTATTACATATTATTGAAAATACACAAGGTAATATTTATCCTCGATAGAAGGTTTTCTTTTGAAAGATATGAAGGAACCTGACAGCGTAGAGTTAAAATCTTTTTAGGCCCACTAAGCTATAAAAAGCATAGTATCTAGCAATAAAAACTAATATCGTTATTAAGAACCTCCGTCATCAATCCTTTCGTGATATCTCCTGACATCTCCTTCCTTTTATTGACATATTGCTTTAATAAGTGTATTGACACACTTTTTATTTTACTCTCTTAATATAAGTGTTATTACACCTTTGTATTTAATAGCACTACAAAAGAGATAAGATGATCACTTTCCTCCGTCTCCAGAGGGCTTCGCTAGCGCTCAGCACGACTACGGAAAGTCAGGCTTAAAATACTCATAGATAAGCAATATAGACAGAAACATCTCACCACCAAGGGGAAGGTGTCTAGCTTGAGAAAGACTACCTCCTGGTCTTTCTGAATGGACTCCAAAAGTATGTTGACCAATAGAGTAAAACGAATTATATAGAAACATACACTAGTGGTGTATATACACTACAATAGAGTTTTATCTAGCTATTCCTCCTTTGGGAGACGAATGAACTTTGTAAAAACTCACGCTGAAAAGCGGAAGTATAAAGAGTACCTTGAAAAGACAGGGAAGGAGGAGTTAGCGGCCGAGCTGTACCTTCAATGGAAGGCGCTCACCGATTTGTACTTCTTAGGTGCCGTCATTCTTGGGATGGACAAGATCGAAGATGGGGGGCGTCCCCGCCTAGATCCAATCCTTCATGGATGGCTTTCGGGCATCATGGAAAGGAATGATGACACCCTTATCTTGATCCCGCGTGGACACATGAAGTCAGCCTGGACCAAGGTAAAGATCGTCCAGCTCATCTTGCAGAATCCGAATATACGCATCGGGCTATTCTCACGCACTTCAAGCCTCGTTGAGTCGCAATTAGGCGAAATCAAGCAACTCTTTTGTACTCCAGAGCTGATGCGTCTATTCCCCGACCGTATTCCTGAGCCCGGAAAGCGTTTCGCCAACTGGAAGCGCAGCATCGCGAACGAGCTCACGGTTTTCAGATCCCCTGAGTGGGGCCGCGTCCCGCAGGAAAACCAGATAGAAGCCTGGGGCGTTGGCGCCACGATCGTCGGCCGGCACTACGACGTGATCATTATGGACGACATCATCAACGAGCAGTCGTGCTCCAGCCCTGAGCAGATCAGGAAGGTTCGTGACTGGTATTCCTATATCCAGTCCATCAAGGACCCGGAAGGTTTCGAGCTGATGATAGGCACCCGCTACCATTTCTCGGACATCTACGGAACGGTCATCAAGGAAGGCTGGTACAAGGATCGCGTCTACATTCGCCGGGCGGTGGAAGATGGGAAGCCCATCTATCGCTTCTTCACGCTCTCGATGCTCGCGAAGATCAAGCAACGCCAGGGAGCCTACGAATACTCATGCCAGTACGATAACAACCCGGTACCGAGGGATGACCAGATATTTCCTCCCCCGCAGCCAACGTATGCAGTCCTTGCTCCGGGCGCTTACAGCTACTACATGACGGTGGACCCTGCCGCGACGGCAGAAATCTACTCCGATGACACTGGCGTGATCATCGGCGCGGTCAACTCGGAAGGATTCTTGTATGTCGTCGAGGCGAAGAAGATCCACTTGAAGCCCGACAAGATGGTGGATGAGCTAATTAGGCTCATTGTCCAGTACAAGCCTAAGGTCGTCGGCATTGAGTTGGGGCTTCAGGCAGGGATTCAATACCTCCTCGACATCAAGAAGCGAGAGTACGAAGAGATCACCGGGAAACCTTTAAGGTTCAAGCTGAAAGAGATCGACGCCCCGCGATCGATGTCTAAGGAAGACAAGATCAACCGGGTACTAGGCGGTGTCGTCCGGGCTGGCAGGGTGTTCATCCATGAATCCTTAACCGACTTACTCCTCCAAATGGAATTCTTCCCTAAAGGGGAGCATGACGATCTCGTGGATGCGCTCACGATGATGGTCCAGATCATATCGGAATTCATCTCAGGGAATTCCGGGGATGCGCTTAGGCAGGCTGCGTATAAGCCTGATTCATTATTTGGGATGTTCAAGAAACGGCTTCGTTCGTCATGGGAGGCGAAATTTGTTGCGTAGCGGTGGGCAGGTAGCTCAGGCCTCATTCTCGAACCTCCCCGAGAATTACCTGGAACGCCTCATTGCGATGGAGGAACGCATAAAGAAAGCGCCCAAGTACGCCTCAGGAACGAGGAGAACCGACGGAACCGCCATGCAGGATTTTCGCACTGGAGCCTACGGAGTGCAGCGGTGATCACCTACGACTTTAAGTGCGATTCGTGCACTTTTGTACAAACGCACTTCGAGGAGCCTGAGAAAGTTAGCGATACTGAACATTTTTGTCCTCACTGCAAGGGGAAAATGCGCCGTCTCTTCGCATCGCCTTCAATCAGGGTTGCGTTCAGGGCAGGGCATGACCCCTATACCGGGCAGAATTTCGATAGCCAGCGACAGCGGGAAAACTACATGGCCGAGAACGGCATCATGAAGGGGAACTAATCTGACATTTTCTGAATTGAAAGATGCCGTCGATGCCGCCTATGGAAGCCCCGAGCATGAGGAGCGCCGTAAGAAGTGGCAGCGCTTCATTAAGGAATTCACCGGGAAGTGGTGGAATGAAGCCGAACTCACCCCTGAGGATTCGCGCGTATTCTGCAACTTCATCTTCTCGACCATCCAGACCACCGCCCCGCTTCTCACCGACAATAGGCCAATTTGGACGGTCCTTCCCCGACGCTATTTCTTTCAGCGTGTCGCTGACCTTTATAACGATGCTCTCAAGTTCGTTTGGGAAATGACCAGGATGGATGAAAAGCTCCTCGATGCCGTGTATGACTCTCTCCTCCACGGCACGGCGCTCTTCAAAGTCTACTTCGATCCTGATGCCTCGAATGGGCTTGGCGATATCGCTATCGATGTCATTGATCCCTTCGATTTCGTCATTGCTCCCGGCTATGACGACCCCTGGAATGCTTCATGGTGCGGGATGCGAAAGCTAATGCCCGTCGAGGATGTGAAGCGCCTCTATCCGAGCGCAGAAAAGCAGCTCACCCCTGAGGAATATGCGACCGAGCATGACCAGAAGCAGGATCGCCTCGCTGAACACGATCTCATCGGTGACTACATCCTCGTCTATGAAATCTGGCTTAGGGACAATACGACCGAGGAGGCGATAGAAGAGCAGTATGCCGGGAAGGACGCTGACGGCCATGAGGTCATGGATTCTAAGAAGGTCAGGAAAGCGAAATACCCCAATGGCCGAATCCTCACCTTCACGGGCGGCAATGCAATCCTCCTCGATGACCGCCCTTCACCTTTCAAACATGGAAGGCCGCCTTACGTCGCCCTCCATGACTACAAGGTTCCTCACCAGTTCTGGGGCATCGGGGAACCCGATCAGATTGAAAACCTAAACCGGGAATTCAATGTCCGCTTGCAGCAGATCGTGGAGCATGCCCGGAAATATACGAAGCGGAACATCGTCGTCGATGAGTCGGCTGGCATCACGACCGAGCAGGTGAAGGAAGCGATTCAGAAGGGCGATCAGGTTCTACTGTCGAAGGCGGGCTTCGCAAAAGATGTCGTCGCCACCCTCGATGTTCCCGACCTTCCCCCGGTGATCACGCAGATAATGTCCACACTTCCTCAGCTCATTGAGGAGGTTTCGGGCGTCACCGATGTCACGAAAGGCGTCACAGGCAAGCGCCAGCGCCAGACTGCCACCGAGATGTCGATGCTCCTTGAGTCCTCTTATACCCGCACCAGGCAGCGAGTACGAAACCTGGAATCATCAATTAAGCGGCTCGCCACTCTCATCGTGGAACTCATGATGCAGTTCTACACTGAGCCGCGGAACTTCTATATCCGCAAGGATGACGAGGTTCAGTACGGCGTTATCTCGAATCAAAGCAGTTTCCTAAAGGAAGCGATGAAGCCGCAAGAGAATGCCGGCCTCATGGATGATGACCTTTCGGAAGAGGAGAAAGAGGACATCGAGGACTATGAAAAGCTCATCGATGCCATAGCGGAGACGGATGAAGTCTATTTCGACTTCAATATCGAGATTCAGACCAATTCGACGCTGCCTTTAGACCGCCAGTCCTTAGCAAACCTCATGCTCCGGCTTGCCGAAATGAAGATCGTCGATGCCCAGGCTGTCCTTGAAACGTTGCGCGTTCCCGGAACCGATAAGATCCTCGCCCGCCTCGCTGAGCAACGGCAGAAGGAAGAGGAGATGGCGAAGGCTGAAAATCAAGGCGGCGGCAATCCGCAGGAAGCTCAAGACAAGGCGATGGTGCAGAGCCTTTTAAATGACCTAAGCGATCAGCAAGTGAAGGAGGAAGCGGGTGCCTATTAGCCCAATGCCTGACATGGCGGCCCCTATGCAAAAAGACGTGGGACAAACGATTGACGAAAGTCTCTCGGTTATGAATCCCCAGGATGCCTTTCTCATGGCTGAGAAGGGGATGCTCAGGAAGGACATGACCATCAGGGAACTGTTTTCAAGTCTCGGTGTCGATGTCGAAGGTCCTGTCGTGCAGCTTGCCGATATGGTCCAGCGGGAAACACAGAAGGCAAATCCCTTGAACAAGATGAAGGCGGTCGCTGGCGCTGGCCAGATTACCGATCCTGTACTAGCAAAAATGGGAGGCGGCGACGCTGCCCCTCAAGCGGGCGGTTCGCTCGAAGATTTAATCGGAATGGGAGGCATGTAAGCATATGACCGTTCGTACCTATTTCAGCCCCGATGGCGCAGAAGGCGGGAGTCCCGGCGTTTCCGCCGACACGGCTCCAATCTCATCCGCTCCCGGACAAGTTGAAAGCACCCCTGCCCCGGCAGGACAAGTCGATACAGGTACTTTTCTCGACCTCGAAGATGAGAAGGGCGCAAAGAAGTCGTATCGGACCAAAGATGACTTTCTAAAAGAATGGAAGAACATGGGCATGATGCGCTCGGACTATACCCGGAAGACCGCGGAGATCGCGAAACTTCGGGAAGAACATGAGCGCCAGAAAGCCGATTGGGATTCCAAACGGAAAGAAGAATCCTCCAAGTTCGATAAGTACAACCAATTCCTGCGCGATAACCCGGACATCTACCGACAGCTTCAGGAGGCCGTGAAGAACGGCCCCTCCACGCGAGGCGTTCTCGACGGCGCACGTCAGTACGCAGATGAGAAGTACGCCGCGCTGGAAAAGAAGCTTGAGGATATGGAAGGCTGGAAGAAGGGACGCGAGCAGGAAGAGGCGAAGCGAAAACTCTTCGATTCCTTTAAGGCTAAGTACGAGGATTTCGATGAGCCCTCCATCGAGGATGCCTTAAAGGTGCTCTCGGAAGGCGACTCGGA